ATGAAATTCATCTGACAATCCTAAAGCCTCAATTGCCCATAGTATCTGCTGATAAACAGAGCCGCGCAAGGTATCCGCTACCTGACGCATGACAACTGCATGCATCTGGTCATTTTTCATAATGAGGTCTATAATATCTAGGGATATGAAAGATGACTTTGTGGACCCTCGACCACCAGGAAAGACATATTCTGTATGCCCATGCTCCTGTATATCAAAAACAACCGGAGCAAATACCGGGGCTACCATGCTGGAAGGAATACCCGTGTATTTGACCGGTTGATCATTGTCTGTGTTTGGTTTTAATGCTTCGGCCTGTGCGTAAAGATGAGATATCTTTGCCAATTGCTCATCATCATCCTTTTCTGTCTGTGCGGACTGTCCAGAGTATTTTGCAATGGCTTCATAGGCTTTTACATTTCCTGAAAGGGCCTCTTTTATCATAGCAGCATGAGCGGCCATTCCAAGCGTACTGTCAAGTCCCATAGCTTCAAGGACTGGCGACCATTCAGGATTATCTATTTCAACGGTGAGAAGGTCATTCAATTCCTTACGAAAATTCGCTTTCCTTCTTCTAGCTTCACCAGAGGCTTTTCCACCTCTCCGACCATATTCTCTTGCTTCACTCACGCTTCGTTTGCTAAAAGGCACTAAGTTTTCATTGTTTGCCAATCACCTCACCTTCCAATCTGGCTAATTTTTTTTGTATTAACTGAATCGGCTCTTAATTCTGGATTCAAGCTGGTCAAACTCATGTTGTACATTATCTATTGTGAACCGCCTCCCAGTGAATTCCTTATTAACACTCATGTAAGTATCCACCATCTTGCTCCGGTGTTTTATCAGTTTCGTTTCCAGATTCAATTCTCTAATCACTGCCCATGTAATCCTGATGTAAACCCATAATTCTCTTAACATATCAAATCCCCCTTTCGATGTTTGGATATTAAAAAAGAGACGGGGTTGGCCGCCTCTGTGGAATGCATATTTGTATCGAATTATAAATTAATCCCTTTAGATGCCAAATACATATTAACGCATGTGAATAACCCTTGAATAAATACATCCATTCCTTTATCTTTTAACAGTCCTTCATTTACGTTTTGTTCCTGCATAATCCTTAGTATTTCTTTCTGCACTGCTGCTGAATCCTCAGAAGAAACGAAAATATTCTCTAACACGCGTATTAGATTATGATTTTGTCTTTTTAATAGCTCAATATAATCATTTTGATTACAAATAACCCTATCTAACTGTTCTTTCATATCTTCCGTATTCTGCGCTGTTCTTACCTGCGCTTCCTGTGCTTTTCGTTTTCGCTCAACCCCTTCGTCCATCGCCTTTAATGTCTCAGGAGAGGGCCCAATATTCATTTTCGGCATCTCAAACCTAGGCATTTCAAATCTTGGCATAATATCCTTGGACGATATTAATATATCATTTTTATTAAACTTATCCATTTTAATTACTCCCCCCTTTTCTTCCATAATACACCATAATCTATCAAAAGAAAACACCCATCAAGGATTTACCAAGACAGGTGTTTTTAAGGAGAATTACAAGTATGCCCTTTAGGCAATGTCTTCTTTAGGCTACTTTACGCCCAGGTGCCGCCACCTGATTGACCGCATTTAATCC